GATCCGACCGGCACCAATATCACCGTTACCGCCCCCTCGACCAACGTCCTGGATTTGGGAGGCCCACGGGATATGGGAGTCGGCGACAACATTCCCAAAATCGAAATCGTCATTCAGCAAAGCTTCGCCGCCGTCGGCGCCGCAACGCTGAACGTGCATATCCAATCCAGCGTCGACAACATCACCTGGAGCACCCTGGCCGAAAGCAGCCCGATCGCCGTGGCCAATCTTACCGTGGGCCGCCAAATTCTGGGCATCGACCTGCCCACCGACCAACCGGCCCAGACGGCGGGAATCGGTCGGTATCTGCGCCTTAACTACGTGGTCGCCAGCGGCCCCTTCACCGCCGGTCAGGTGCTTGCGGCGCTGGTCCTGAACCGTCCGAACCCGACCGCTTACGCGTCCGGCTTCAATCCAGCCAACTAACAGGAGCAATCATGGCCAAATACATCATCACCGAAACCTCGTTCATCGACGGGCAGATCGTTCAGGACGGCCAGGAAATCGTCGTCGCCGACGAGATCAAACCCGGTCCTCACTGGACCCCGGTGGACGAGGCCGCCAAAAAAGCGGCCAAGGACGTCAAACCCGGCAAGGTCGATCCCATCGACGACCTGACCAAGTAAGCACTTCTCCAGCCTTGGGCGGAGTTTCCCTTACGGAAACTCCGCCATTTTTTCGGGACCATCGCCATGACGTCAGAAGTAGATATTTGCAATCTTGCCCTGCTGCGCCTGGGCACCCGGTCAACCATATCGTCGCTGACCGAGGGCAGCACCGAATCGAACGCCTGCGCGCATGTTTACGCGATGCTGCGCGATCTGCTGCTGTCTTCCCATCCGTGGACGTTCGCATCGCAGCGCGTCGTCCTGGCCGATTTGGGATCGCCGCCGATCGGATGGCGCCACCGCTACGCTTATCCGGCCAATTGCCTGAAAGCCAAAAAAATCCACGGTTCAGGTCGGTCCTCGGACCATATCCCCTTTACCATCTCGGGGGACGCGGACCAGCAAGGCAATCCATTCAAGGTCATCTTGTGCGATTTTCCCAAGGCGGAACTGATCTTCACCGCCCGGATCGTCACCCCGGACCTGTTTCCGGCGCATTTCATCGAGGCCCTGTCGTGGATGATCGCCGCCGAATTGGCCAACGCCCTGTGCTGCGATCTGGCGCTTTCGCAATACGCCGTGCAAATGGCCTCGCAATCCGTCGCCGCCAGCCGCGCCTACGACGCCAATGAAGGCCTTGCCATCAAAGACCCCCTGCCCGATTGGATCGCCGCGCGCGGGCACGTCCGCGCCGAATGGAAATAACGGAGACACCATCATGCCGCAAATCATCATTCAGCCCAGTTTCGCCGCCGGCGAACTGGCCCCCGCCTTGTGGTCGAGAGTCGATCTGGCGAAATATCACGTCGGCGCGAAAACCTTGCGCAATTTCTTCGTGCTGTCCTCGGGCGGCGCCGCCAACCGGCCCGGCACCCAGTTTATCGGACGGGTCAAGGATAATGCCAATCCGGTGCGATTGGTCCCGTTTCAGTTCAACACCTTGCAAACCTATATCCTGGAATTCGGCCACCTTTACATGCGAGTGATCATGAACGGCGGCTACGTGCTGGAGCCATCCGCGCCCATCGTCGTCATCGGCGGCACATCGTCGACAACCGTAACCGGCGCCACCGAAAGTTACACCGTCGGCGATTGGGTGTTTTTCACCGGCACCGGCACGGCGTTGGACAATCGGTCATGGGTCGTCGCCACGGTTCTTTCCCCGACAATGTTCACGGTCAACGATCTGGACGGCAATCCCGGACCAACCGTCGCCTCCAGGGCGGGCGGCACGGTGGCGCGCATCTTCACCCTGACCACGCCCTATGCCGGTTCCGATCTGGCTTTGCTTAAGTTCGTTCAATCCGCCGATGTATTGACGGTATGCCACACATCCTATGCGCCGATGGACTTGACCCGCACTCAACACTGGGCATGGACCTTGAATCCAATCACTTTTCAACCGACCACCAATTCGCCCGCCGCCCCGACGGTCAAGCAAAACAACGGAGGATCGAGCAATTGGTGGTATTCGTATCAGGTGACCGCCTGTTCTCTTGCCACCGGCGAGGAAAGCCAAGCGTCGGCAATTACCACCGTCGGCGGTTGGCAGCAGCTTAACCAAAATACCGGAGTCAGCAACGTGCTGACTTGGCCCGCCGTCGCAGGCGCCGATTATTACCGCGTCTACAAAACCAGTCCGCTCTATCAATCCTCCTCGGGAAACCCATATGTGGGCGGGGAAGTGTACGGTTACATCGGAACGGCCAACGGAACCAAATTCACCGATATGAATATCGGCCCGGATTTCACCCAAACGCCTCCGCAGCCGCGAAACCCGTTCGGCAGCGGCAACAATCCGGGCGTCGTGACCTATTTCCAGCAACGCAAGGTCTTCGCGGGCAGCGCCGCTCATCCGTCGACCCTGTGGATGAGCCAACCCGGCGCGTTCGGCAACATGGACATCTCGACCCCGTCCCAAGGGTCGGACGCCATCACCATCACCATCAATTCCCGACAGGTCAACGCCATAACCCATTTGGTATCGGTCAACGCGCTGCTGGCTTTGACCGACAGCGGAGCCTTCAAGATTTCGGGGGCCGCCCAAGGCGCCGCGCTGACGCCGTCAACGGCCGCCGCCGCCGCCCAGGCTTATAACGGCTGCGCCGACGTGCCGCCGATCATCATCAATTACGATATTCTGTACGTCAGTTCCAAAGGCGCCAAAGTCAGGGACCTAGCCTACAATTTCTATGCCGACGTTTTTACCGGCAGCGACATGACCGTGATGTCGCCCCATTTGTTCTTCGGTCACCAAATCCTGGAATGGGCCTATGCCGAGGACCCGTTCAACATGGTGTGGGCGGTGCGCGAGGACGGCATCCTTCTGGGCTTTACCTATTTGAAGGAGCAGGACGTCTATGCCTGGACCAGACATGATACCCAGGGCGCGTTTCTGTCCATCGCCTCGATCCCGGAGGGCCAGGAAGACAGCGTCTATATGGTGGTCAGCCGCGCCATCCCCGGCATCAACGGCGGCAACCCGGTAAAGTACGTGGAACGCCTGCACAGCCGGAACTTTCTGACCAACGGCGCGGCCGACGTTACGCAGGCTTGGTTCGTCGATTGCGGCCGACAATATTCGGGGACGCCGGTCACCACCGTCAACGGACTTGATCACCTTGACGGCGCCAGCGTCGTCGCCTTGGCCGACGGAAACGTGGTTACAGGTTTGACCGTCGCCAACGGATCGATCACCCTGCAACATCCGGCCAGCATCATCACGGTGGGTTTGCCTTATTCCGCCGATCTGCAAACTTTGGATCTGGAAATCGCCGCACCGACAATTCAAGGCAAACGCAAAAAAATCAGCGCGGTAACCTTGCGCTTGGAAAACAGCCGCGGTCTTAAAGCCGGACACGACCTGACCACCCTGGTGGAAATCAAGGAACGTTCCAACCAAACCTATGGCCAAGCCGTTTCCCTGACCACCGGGGACGAACACGTTCATATCCCACCCGCTTGGGACACACACGCCAATCTTTGGATCCGGCAAGACAACCCTTTGCCCGCATCGATTCTGGCGATCATTCCGGAGGTCTATCTTGGCAACAATTGAGATCGTCATCGCCAATCGCGATCACTTGGACGCCGTGGCCGATTGTCTTCGTCCGGCAGACCGTCAGGAAATTTGGGCCGCCACCTTGGCGACGCCACACGAAGCGTTGGACATTTCGCTGTCGTTTTCAACCCTGGCTTGGACGGGGCTGATCGACGGCGTTCCGTTCGTCATGTTCGGCGTCGCCGCCGCCTCGCCCTGGTGCCGACACGGCATTCCCTGGTTGCTGAGCGGGCCGCAAATCGAAATCCACCGAACCGCGGCTTTGCGACTCTGCCGCCGCTATATCAAGGAAATCGCCGAGCAGCACCCCATCCTGGCCAATTTCGTCGACGCCAGAAACCGGACCTCGATCCGCTGGTTGAAATGGCTGGGATTCACGGTCAAGCCCGCCATCCCTTACGGACCGTTCAATCTTTTGTTTCACCCTTTTGAAATGAGGAGTTAACCCATGTGCTCTCCAGACCCCGTCGGCTTGGGACTTGGCGCCATCGGCGCCGGAATGCAGCTTTTCAATCAGAACGCCCAGCAACAGGCACAATCGCAACTGGAAAGTTATCAAGCCCAAATTGCCCAAGACAACCAAGTGGTTGCCCAAACAAACGAGCAGAACGCCATCAACCAAGGCCAACGAAACCTGTATCAGCAACAAATCAAGAATGCCTCGGCCCTGGGGGCCGCCAAGGCGCAGATGGCCGCCAACGGTTTGGACTTGTCCTCGGGTTCGCCCCTGAACGTCCTGGATTCGGACGCGATGCTGAGCAATCTGGATGCGCAGAACATTCAGAACAACACCCTTAATCAGGCCTACGGATACGCGACCCAAGCCATGAATCAAGGCGCCCAATCGCAGATGGACCAGTACAAGTCCAACCTGTCCGATTTGTCGGCCAATACGGGATTGGCGAACGCCGGTCTTAATCTCGCGAACCAAGTCGACGGGATGTGGTGACGTCCGCCCATAAAGCGAATTGATCGCCAGACAATCCACCAACCGTTCCGCTTTTCATTCTTTGACGACCCGCCCGCTCCCGAATGGGAACGGAAGCGAGTCCGTTTGTCCGGAGACAACCATGACTCTTTCCGCCTCAACATCCACGGTCAGCTATCAAGGCAATGGATCGACCGTGTCGTTCCCGTTCGCCTTCGAAGTTTTAAGCGCATCCCATCTGGTGGTGACGCTGACCGACACCACTCAGTCGCCCGTCGTGGTGACCGCTATGGGATCGTCCAGTTATTCCGTGTCCGGCATCGGTTCGTCCACCGGCGGAACGGTGACGTTAAACGGCGCGCTTAGCAACGGCGTCACCATCACCATCAGCCGGGTGGTGCCGTTCGTGCAGAACACCAGCATCGTCAACCAGGGCGGTTTCTACCCGGACGTGCTGGAAGGCGCGCTGGACTATCTGACCATGGAGGTGCAGCAATTGGCCGCCGCGCTGGTCAACGTGGTCAGCGTTCCGGTCGGTTCCGGGCTTAATCCCGCCTCTTATCTGACCACCGTTCAATCCATGACCACCCAGACGATCGCCGCCTTGTCGTCGGCGCAGGCGGCGGCTCTGGCGGCGGCGGCTTCGCAAGCTTCGGCGGCGGCATCGGCGGCGGCGGCGGCAGCACGGGCGCAACCGGCACCGTCTACATCGACCAAGCGGCCATCCACGGTTTCGCCAAGTACACCGCCAACTTCACGCCGCCCGCCAACCTGTTCACCGCGCTGCCGACGACTTACGATCCGTACTGGCAGGATGTCACCTTCATGCCGAGAGCAGCGGCATCGTCGGTTTCGGACGCATCGGGGAACGCGCTGGCGATAACCGCCACCTCGCTTACCTATGGCAACAGCACCCCTACCAACCAGCAGGATAGCTATTGGGCGGCCTTTGGCGGTTCGTCTTCCCTGGCGCCCACATCTCCGGCCCAAGCGGGCGTGTTCGGGACGGGCGATTTCACCGTCGAGGCTTGGCTGTACCCGACCAGCCTTTCGGGCACTCCGGGAGCTTGGTCCACCGCATCTTCCGGCGGCAGTTCCACGTGTCACGCGCTGGCCGTTACGTCCTCGAATATCATCGTCGTACTCAGCAACACCAACGTGGTGACCTACGGAACGCCCCTGGCCACGAACACATGGTCGCACGTCGCCGTCGTTCGGCAGGGAACGACCGTCTATCTGTTCGTGAACGGCTTCCTTGTCGGCACCGGGACAAGTTCCGGCAACCTCTCGGATACTGGCCTTCAGTTCGGAGCCGCCGTTCTGTCCGGCTGGGCTGGCTTCACCGGCAAAATGGCCGGGATGCGCGTCACCAAGGCCGCCCGGTACACCGCCAAATTCACCACACCCACCACACCTTTCTTGACCACAGGAGCCTTGTAAGATGACGACTTATACAACCACGTCCGGTCCCTGGTTCCACGTGACCAACGGACAAATCGACCAGCAAAGCTGGGGCGTTCCGGTCCCGCTGCAACAATCCGACATTTCCGTCATCATGGCGGCCGGGTGGTTTCCGGGACTCGAGTCCGGCAAGCTTCCCGCCATTCCCGGCACGGCCGCCGGTTCGACCACGGCCTACGATCCGAACTATTCCTATCAGCCGGTCACCATCACCCTGGCCGGTCAGCAGGTCAACGTGGTCTACGGCGCGCCGGTTTCTGTATCTTTGGCGCAGGCGCAGGCGACCGCATTATCTACATTGGCGGTCAAACGTTATGAAGCGCAAAGCGGCGGCACGACTGTCAACGGCGTATCAGTCAAAACCGATGCGGAAAGCTTGACGCTGATCGCCGGGGCAAAGGCCTATGTGGACGCTGGTGTGGCGAGTGGGAATTCAGGCATTAGCGTGAACTTCAAAACCGGCGAAGGTGCATTCGTTACACTGACAGCGGCGCAAGTGGACGCGATCGCGTTCGCGGTCGGTCAGCATGTCCAGGGGTGTTTCTCGAACGAAGCTGCCATTGCGGCGCAGATAGCCGCAGCTACAAGCGTGGATGAAGTAGCAGGGCTCAACATTAACACCGGCTGGCCGTCGTGAACGTGATCGAACGCTTCGGCGTCAACCTGTTGATCCTGATCGATGAGGCGGCCAACACGTTGACCGGAGGCGATCCGGGCGAAACCATTTCCAGCCGGGCCGGAAAGGCCATGACCAAGGGCAAGGCTTGGGGCTGCATCCTGTGCAAGTTCCTGGATCTGTTCCAGAAGGATCATTGTCTGAAATCGTTGGAACCGTATGCGGGCGGCGACGCCGTCATTCCAGATTAGAGAGGGAAAGATGATCGATCCGAATTGGATAATTGTTTTCATAATGGTCGCGGCCGGAGTCGGATCGGTGATCCTGTTCATTGTGCGTTTGCAGTCCAGCATTTACCGGCAGTTTCAGCAAACCCAGTCTTTGAGCGAACAGCGGGCGATCGGCACTCATGCGCGGATCGACACCCTGCGCACCGAAATGTCGCAAGGTTATGTAAGGACGGACGTTCACGACGCCCATATCGAGCGCCTGGACGCAGAAATTGATAATCTGAAAGAGAGGATCAAATGACGATGACGTTATCGCACGCGGGACGGGCGTTTATTCAGTCGTTCGAGGTCAAACGCAATATCGGCTTTTTGCCGACTCCCAACGACAAACCGACCGCAGGTTGGGGCCATACAGGCCTAGACGTTTCGATCGGCAAATATTATTCCGACGATCAATGCAACGATTGGTTCGAACGCGATACGGGTTGGGCGGTTAGCACCGTCAACGATCATGTCAGGGTGGAGATAACCCAGAATCAATTCGATGCACTGGTGTCGATTTGCTTCAACATCGGCGCCCCTAATTTCGACAGCTCTACCTTGCTCAAGGATATGGACAGCGGCGCATACGAGGCCGCGGCCGATCAGTTCCTGGTTTGGGACAAACAGCGCGGCCAAGAGCTGTCGGGACTGGAACGCCGCCGCGTCGCCGAACGGGCGATGTTCGAGGCCGCGTGATGTCCGGAATCCTGGATAGCAAGGACAGCGGCCGCGAGGCGCACCTGTGGATCGCAGTGCTGGCGGCAGTGGTGGGCATCGGACTGTCCGTCTATGCGGTGATTGTTCGGGGACAGAATTTCGATTTCGCAGCCTATGGCCAGGGAGCCGGGTTGCTGCTGGCCGGTGTCGGGGCCGCCGCCGCCGGACAGGGTTATCAGCGGCACAAGGAGAGGCGCGATGCCGACATTTCTGCTCAGTAAATGGTTATGGATCGGTCTGGCGTTTGCTGGACTGGCCGCATGGGGTGCTTGGGAACACACGCAAGTCCTGGATCTGGAACTGGCCATCCAGACCCAAAAAACCGAAGCGGCCAACATGCTGGCCAAGGCGACCGATGCGGCCGACCAGGTCAACCAGCAAAACGCTCAACTCTCGCAACAGATCGAGGAGGTACACAATGCTCATGTCACGGAAATCGAGGCGGCGCATGCTGATAATCAGCGGCTTGCTGATCAGCTTGACAGCCTGCGCAACACCCCAAGACGTGGGGGCGGTGGTGCAAGCACCGTGTCCCGCGCACCCCTTGCTTCCGGCGGCGCTGCTGGAACCGCTTCCTCCGCCGACCAATCAGGACCGAGTGAAGACCCTGTTGGATTCCTTGCTCAAGCCCTCGTCGACGTCGCCGACAGCGCCGACCGGGCCATCGAATACGGCCAAGCCTGTCACGACTGGGCCGTAAAAGTGGGGAATGCCCCTTGATGTTAGCCTTTATCAAAAAACTGATGG